CTGCAATTGACTCATAGTCACAAGGGTGTAACACCGCACTCCCACACACCAAGTTTACGAACTCATCCATAAACTTATCAACGATAGAATTGTAATTAGGTTCTTTCTTCTTTAAAGCTTCAATTCTACCTTTGATGGCTTGCAGGGCATTTGCCGAGGTATTAGCTCCAGCAAAGGCCCCATGGACCAAAGGATTCATAAACGCCTGGAGTTTTGAGCGAGCTTCCGGGTCAAACGTAGTAGGGTTGAACTGATAAGTTCGAACCGCTTGTTCGACGGGGAAGACCGTTGGAACTTTGCGTGGTATAGCCAACCTATGATATTCAGTGGTAATCGTGGCCATGCGTTTTTGTAAACGCGCAACGTTCTGGTCTGTGTTCGTAACAATGGGCATCCAACTAGCGGTCGTGGGTATCATCAAATTAGTGGTACCTAACCTGGCGACAGCGGCAATTGCGTTGTCGTCAGCCAAACTTAAAGTTGAGCACAATGCTTCTCCTGGGCGTGCTGTTGTCACAAACGTTCCTGTGGTTTTATGCACATTGAACCGTATAAATTTTGAGCCATCTCTGGTTTTAACGACTGGATCAAACCTCTCCAAAGTTTTACCTTCAATGAGTCTTCCAGCCAACCATGAACTAAATATGCCATCATACACTTTAATTGGTGCTAAAAGGATTAATTGTCTATGTGGTGAGATTTGTTTTCTCTCCACAGCATACGTTGTCATTCGATAAGTGATAAAGAACACTTTCTTCCTGACAATGAGACAGTCAGTAGCATAGTCCCACAAGAAGTGGGTATAGCGACCTCCTCCAGCTACCACAGTATCCAGCTGACCCTTTTCGTTGAAACTCGTGAAGGTTTCCTGGTCATGAGCTGAGGCCTCAGCTGGAACGGCAGTATACAATAACACAGGACGAGGTTTGCCGCCTAAAAGATAAGGCATATCCATATAATAGTCTGTGTCCACAATGGCCAACATACAATCATCTTTCTTCTCGTCACAACGGTTTTCCACGTTTGTGTCTTTGGCCCACCATGTTTGCCTTGACCCTTTATAGCCTTTTCTTTGGTCAGACTTGGACATTTGCACAAAATACAAGTCTGTACCACAATTGGCTGCGATATTCTTTGAACACTGGGTGGCAGCACTTCGATGTGCTGCGGCGGTGGGGTGCGTATGGCCAGGCACATAATGCGCTGGCGGTACACAACAACTTGCGAATGCATCACGCGCTAAATCCGGAGCAATTTCCGGATCAACGCTGAGCAATTCGCATAGCATCGATATCTTCCCGCGATAATCGATGTCCTTCAAGTAGCAAAATAGGGGTGGAACACTTACCACCCCCAATCCAATCTCAATGATTAGCATGTTACTCGGATTACTAAGCAAATTGTCTATTGCCTA